CTGACAGTACAGTGGCTGTTGCGATGAGTAGACCAGAGGAAAAATCTTATAACCTGGAAAAACTTGTCGCAGGATTGGAATCAGCGATGCTGACTCCAAGCGAGCTTTCAAGCTCCGCAGGAATTATCGTTCGTTCGTTCCTTCTCGTTTTCATGGGCCGCCTTTGGGCGCGTCCCTTGGATCCGAAGAAATGGAACAGGATCTGCCGATCCTTCAAGCGTACTTTTGATATATTAAAGCGCTTTGAGAACGAAGACAATTGGGAACAAGACGTGGCGAAATATTTCGTTGGATGTTTGGTTGCGAAGGGAATGGGTAGTGCAGAAATGCCTCCCAAACCAAAGTTTGCTGCCACCGTCTCGGATTTTCCTCCGTCGTTGTTTGTGGGTTGGTCGAAACGTTTTATCTCTCGGGCCATCGCCCGACGAGATCTTTGTTTCATTTATTCCTTGGGACAGGCGAAGAGAGCATGGCCAATTTTGTCCGCAAAACGTGCGGCAATGGCTTTAAAGGATCATCAAGATCTACTTTCGCTTCCGCCTCCCGAATGGAGTGTCGACCATACACGGTTGAAAAAGACAATCGTGGAAGTTGCGTCAGATATCTTTCGAAATCTGTCGCCTCCCTCAAAGTTCATGCCTTCCGGTTCTGCGTGTGTCCAGTCCTCCCGTTCGCACGGGGGAACGAAACAGTTATTCAGCACCTTCGTGTTTCCCACTGGGACTCGATCAGTCCCTCAGAATCTCCCGTTATCTGACGAATTTCTTCGTGGAGATCCTGTGACCACTCTTACCGCCGACCTTGTGTCCTGGCGGAATCTTAACCTCTTTGCTGCTGTTCGTAAAGTCTCTCAGGCGTTGTCTCGTCAGTGTGATGAGCCTTCTTGCCATGATGATGGTACTCCTCTGAGTGCCGACGAACTCCCAGCCCGGGTTACAGATTGTGTGGTCGAGTTGGTTCCTGAACCAGCTAAATTTCGTACGATTACGAAAGGGTGCGGATATCTTTACACCGCTATTCAGCCGGCCCAAGGCCAATTGTTAAATTGCTGGAAACATCGACCTGAATCTACAATGTTGATTAATGATCAGCTTTTACCTCGTATTCAGTCGATGTATGATGAAACTCCATCACAATGGAAATTTGTTTCTGTGGACTACAAATCTGCTACAGATACCCTTCAACGTTGGACGACTCTGGCCGCCCTCGAGGGTGTCGATTCTTTTAAACTTTTTAATGCAGATTTGGTTGATGTCTCTGTCCGTGAAGCTCGATTGTCCTATCCCAAGAAGTTTGTGGATAGTGAGGATGGAAAGATTTTGGGTTTGCAGTCTGCTATTGTCCAGTCTTCTGGTCAATTGATGGGTCATCCCCTTTCCTTTCCTCTTCTTTGTACAATCAATCTTGCTTGTTACAGACATGCGGTCAAAGCGTGGTTTGAGCAGGAGGTGTTTCTTCATCGGTACTTTTCCGATAACTTCTTTGTAAGTCAAGAAACTCTCCAATATCTTCGCTCGCTTCGTGATGCTATGTACCGCAACGTTTTGGTCAATGGTGACGACATGTGTTTCCGTGCACCTGAATCGTTCCTTCCCTTTTTCTGGAAAGCTACCGGCTTGACCGGTCTGAAGCCTTCGGTTGGTAAGAATTTCGTTTCGGATTTTTCCGTTACGATTAATTCTCAGCTGTATGAGCTTATGGGGAATGGTGTGATCGTTCGTCGTGGTTATCTCAATTTACCGTTGGTATCCGGATGCTCTCTCAAGCGTGGCGTGAGTAATGCTACTCCCGACATGATTGGGAAAGATTTGAACAGGATGATCGCGGACTGCCCTTGGGCGGCTGCGCCATTCCCATGGCTTTTGCCAAATGGAAATCGACTTGGCAGAACAATTGGTTCTGTCCAAATTGGTTTCTTCCCGTTCATCTGGGTGGATATGGTGTGGATCCAGTTTATGGTCCACCGGCTTCCAAATTGACGATGTCACAACGTTTGGTGGCGGCAAAATTTGTCGAACCGGGTTCAGAACTGCGGCTTTTTCAATGGTTCAACCAGGTGAGCATGGAGATGAATCTCCGTTATGCTAAATTCCTGATGGTGAACTTTACTTCAAAGCCCCGTTGTCGCGCAACTACCGAGGAGTTGGAACTTGTTTCCAACACTGATGACTGGATGGGACGCATGGCTTATGCTTCCCGAGCGGCTTGTGATACTTGCCAGCTCGCCGGCCAAAAGGTTCTTCTCGGTGCTTCCACCCGGGTGGGAGCTTTTAAGAAGTTGCTTCGTAAACGGAATTTCGTCGGCCGATTACATCCGATGAAGGACCAGGGAATATCTGAGTGGAGGGACATTGTCTCCTTCGCTCCAGCCGCTCCCGTTTGTCCTCCATTAAATGTTTTCGGCGATCCTCGACGAATGGGGTTCTGCCAGGTAATAGCCCAAAATCGAATCGAACGGATCGCAGCCCTCAAGGCTTTGCCCTTCCGTTTCGACGAGTGCTAACCAAAACGCCAAGAGACTGCACGGCGCTTCCTTCGTCTCGGTCAAGTACGCTGCCCTCGTTGGCAAAGCGCACGAGAAGCTAGGTTCTGGTAGGATGTACAGTCCCCGTCTTGTTTCGGGTATCCCATACAAAACAATAACAACTTATGACATGTCGACGAAAGTCAACAAACCAAAAGCT